AGACTTTCTAAATCGATCCAACTGATCATTCTCTTCAGTAGCAACTGTTATTAACATGAACTTATCAAGATTGTCTTCATAGAAGTCATTCTTGAAATACACTGAAGTCTTTTCTGTTTCTGAATTGAAGAAGGCTGAGGTTTCTGGTTTAACTATCGATTCTTCCAACGCCAATGCGTTTAATAGTTCTCCATCATAATGTTTCAAATACTCTATACAAGTGATGTTTGGTTTACCAGTCATGATTGGAACATACTCGTCTGCAGGTATCAATGCTTTCAGAAATCCTCCATTGATTAGTTTTTCAGCACCTATCTTGTTAACCATGTATGATAAACACCAATAAGAAAACTCAGGCTTGACAATATTTGGAAAGACAACTTCCTCATCAACCATATTGATTCTCTTTCTACCAAAGTAAAATAATTCCCAAGGATAGTCTTTTACTGTGTCTGTTAGTTCAGTTACCTTGTCCAAGAAGTCAGTTGTAAATTGTGCATCATCTTCAAGAATCAATGCCGACTGTATTGTGTCGTCATCGTGAATCATCTTCCAAGATCTGTAGTGTGATATTGCACATCCTATCTCACCAAGGGTGAGACCTCGACCTCTGTAACTGTCATAATAATCCGCTAAAGGGGTTATGTTATTGTTCTCAAGCCATTCCTCATTAATGGAGGTGCCGTCAACGGCATCTAACCTGATTATCTTTACGTGCTTGTCTAAACCTAAACTCTCAATACGAGAAATCATTCTCTCATATTTGTCAGCACATCTTTCTAAGTTGATTAAAATAATCGTGTCAAAGGGAAGTTTCATTTAGGAAACATAAGACAAATAAAGTGAATATCAATTGAGACAAACAAAACCAATCGGGGCTTTCAAAAATATACCTTCTCTCAATAACTTTTCAAATTCATCCTCTGTCTTTGGAGTTCCTTTATTAATCTCAACACAAATGTCTATCATCTGTTTTTGAGTTAAAGTTATTTCCTCACCCATCTCCGAGTTTTTCACTGCAGCGTCACGACATTTTTCAAAGAAAATATTAGTCTTGTCTTTTGGAACAAGATTTAACAAATCATTTGGATTGTCTTTGAAGAACTTAAGTAGTTGAGATATGTAAATTTCAACGTCTACGTTCATGTGTTAAGTTTTACTTTGAGTCAATAGGTGCCAAATCATACATACCACAACCACCGCACATATCTTCAGCTCTATCCATTATTGATTGAGGGATCTGAATGTTTGGTACTCCTTTAACATTCAAGAAGAATAAGTTAGGAAGTTTTGCAATTGATTCGGGTAATGATTTTAATTCTTTGTTGTTTGGTAAGGATAAGAATCTAAGTAATTTACATTCTCCAATTTCTTCAGGAAGTGATGCAATACAGTTATCTAATAGAACCATATCAAGTTGCTTAAATCTTCCGATTGAAGGTGGAATGTTTACAATGATACTGTCCTTATCTCTATTTTGAATTTGGAATTCTGTTAAATTCTCAGGAAGGTTCTCAATTAAATCATCTAAACCGTAAAGAGCAATGAACTTTCCGATAGCACCTGACTTAAAGTTATCAATAGATAATTTTGTGCCGCCAACAGTTAATCCTTTTGCGAATTCAGGTTTGAATACATCTTTTAATTCTGACATAGGTCCCATAAGATAATTAACCAAATCAATCGATCTATCATCTTTATCCATGAATTGGTTTGATGGGAAGTGAAACTGATATCTAATTTTAGGTAATCCTGTCTCAGCAGAAAGATCTGTATCGTTTGGATTGAACACAACATACAATGGACCGTCTTTGATATAACGATCGAACCATGAAGCACCAGGAGCAGAAGTACACCATCTTGTCTCTTTGTTGTTACCACCATAGAAACATGCCGCCTCTTTACCTACAGCCCCTTTATCTTGAATCTTAATTACTCTCCATTCATTTCCATCATAGAACATTTCTGCACCAGGATGAACAGGTGCCGATTTTCTTTCGGCTTTAGTTGTAGTTGCTAATGTAAGATCGAAGTCTTTTACTAGATCATATAATTCGTCAGGAGTTAAGAATTGAATTTGTCTTTTCTCCTTAGGTAATTTACCCTTGAATCTGTCGTACTTTTTAAGGTCATCTGATATCTTGTAAAGATCTTCCATAAATCTCTCTTTCAACATTTTCACTTCTCTTTCGTAACCAGATTCACCGTAAGGTATTTCAGTAGTTTGATTTAAATTTAAATAGTTTTTAATGATCCACTGAACATATTTCCCTGCACGAGCCCTTTCCAAATCTCTTTTGCTAGCACTTTCGATATCAACATCATTCAATATTGATGTTGGGTCTGCAGCAATTAAAGCTGCCAACTCTTTCATTGACAACTTTGGTTTCTTCACAGTACCATCTTCTTTCTTCTTCGGTGTTGCATACGTGTCGATCAGAAAGTCCACTCTATCAGCGGCTTCCAAAATGACATTCTTAAGTAGGGATGTAAACTTCATCTATAAAAACTTTAATAATAAATATATTGAGGACACAAAAATAACTAATAATTCAATATCAACAGCTCTTCCCCCATATTTTGTTTTCCACCTTTTTTGGCTGCGGCTGCTTTAGCAAATTTTTTCCTCTCCCATCTGAACCTATCTTCAGGGTACCATTCGTGTAATAAGTCGAAATCATAATATGATAAACTGAACTTACTCTGAACATTACCAAGTAGTTGTGCTAGTCTTTCGTGATCCCCTCTATCGAAATCATGATTAGAATAATAGTTCTCAGTCTTCCAATAAGGAGGATCTAAGTAGACATATGTCGATGGAGAATCGAACTCTTCGATAACTTGTTGGAAATCACCGTTTCTTACATGATTAATTTTCAAGAAGTGTTCAATCCATTCAGGTTTTCTTAGTTTGTCTCTGAACGTAAGGTATTTGGATTTGTAATTACCTTTAAGATCAATGAATGATGATGTTTCAGGTTTAGATCCACTAAACACCTGTGTAACGATGTAGGCATACTTTGCCGCCTTTTCATAATCATAGTCACCAATCTCAGGATTTTCAGAAAATAGTTCTCTCTGAAAACTTTGGAAGAGTTCTCTGTATTCAGGTGGAGTATTACTTACCCCTTGTTCTTGAACAGGTATCTGATCCATGGCTCTTCCCAATTCCTCAGGATTACCAACACATTGGAATAAATTATAGTTTAGTTTGTTGAAGTCGTTGTATACGACATTCTTAAGATTTGGAAACCTTGTAAGGTCCATATTGAAGAAACACCAAAACATTCCTCCGAATGTTTCAACATATGTTTCCATGTCTTGTGGGTAATATTCCACAATCCATTTTCCGATTTTTGATTTACCTCCGATATAACTTAGCATATTACAAACATAATCAAAAAAATGAAAAAAGCAAATTTACTTGTAACAATTTTTGTAAGGACGGCAAGATGCCTTTTGTGTGAAACCCATTTTTGAACATGGTGTAGATTTACAATAGGATTGACTATATTTCCTAGGTTTCTTAAATTCTTTTTCTTCGAGGTACTTGTATAGTATTCTACGAATTTGTTCACTTAACATACATATAAATATGAAAGAAATCTGTATTCCTTGTAGAGTTTTGAAAGTTATTATCTACACCCTAATTACTGTTGGTGTAATTTGGATCTATCAAACTTTACGTTAAGTTTTACGTACATATCTCCAACTCCATAACCCTTACCTCTCAATCTTAATGGTTTGGAGCTGTCGAAATCCAAAGGTAAATCCATCTTTAGATCTGATGAAGGGTGTTTAACTATAATACTATCTTTCTTCAAGTCATCCAAATCCAAATAAAGGTTCAATATTAGATCATTGCCCATCTTCTCATATCCATCAACAGAAACCATTTTAACTTGTACGACCAAATTACCATATAGACCATCGTGGTAGTCACCAAGTTCTTGTAACTTAAGGAATTGACCCTCATCAATACCAACTGGTAATTGAAGTCTTATTGATTCTGAAGTAGGTTTTACTCCTCCTCCATCACAAACATGACATTTGTTAATCATTTTATATCCTTCACCATTGCAAACATTACAAACCTTTCTTATCTCTTGTCTGAAGAATCCAGATCCTGTGACCATTGAATGATATCCATAACCCTTACATGATTCACAGACTTGTCTACTTCCACCAGTACCTGAACAAGGTTCACATGCCTTATTTCTGAAATAATTTACATTTATTTGTTCTCCACGGAATGATTGAATTGGATTGATGGTCACTGTTACCACTTTATCGGGTACCATAGGTCTTCTCTGTCTTTGCCCACCCCCAAACATGTTTGCGAACATATCTTCGAATCCTTGACCTGCAAATGGGTTTTGTGAACGATTTTTAAGTGCTTGGCGTTTCTCTTGTGTTCCAATGTTCTCATATGCCTCAGCAATCTCCTTAAATCTTTCAGCACCTTGAGGATTTACATCAGGATGGTACTCCTTAGAGAGTCTCCTATATGCCTTCTTTATGTCATCATCTGATGAATTCTCTTGAACTCCTAATATTTTATAGTAATCTTTCATTATGTCGCAATTCCTAATTGTTCTGTTTAAGAATAAATTGAAGAAAAAGATAATCAAGAAGTTTCAGATTGGTAAGAGCGCAATGAACTTCTATAATAAATTAATCTCAGAAAACGAAGATGTTATTTTCGAGAGGGAGATTGAGAATGCTGAACCATGCAATTACGAACTTGCAATCCTTGAGAAGAAATCTCAAAGACTTCTACCTACCTACATGACCGATGAATTCGGAAGAAGTATAAGAGTTAAGTTAGAAGACCCGAACTATAATATTCTAAAGATATCCCCTTACAAATACCCTGAGTCAATATATGACATTGATAGAGGTTCCAAGATCACAACTGACTTCTTTCTTTCAAGGTACATGCCGATGACTGGTGTTAAGGTTATGTCTCTGTTGAATAATAAAATTATTCTACAAAATGATGATGAAGTGAAATTGTTTTCACTTAAGTCAGAGTCTGATGCTGAGAGATTCATCTATACGATATCCAGTATGTTCTTCAAAAAGAAAAGGGGAGATTGTATCTTTGTTAGTGATACATCCTCCCCTCAACGTAAGTATTTGCTTCAATTTTTAGAATCCAAAGGATTTGATAAGAAAATTCTTTACAGAAAATTCACTACTCATCCTCGGTCAAAAGAAAAATAAAATCTGTTCCTGAGATGTCTATTGTGAATCTGTTAGCATCTTCAACTTTCATCTTTTCACAAGCATTTTTATACTGGTCAGAATCCATTTCGAAAACTACCATAATTTTTCCCTGATGCAATTGTTGTAGTGAGTCAGCAATATTTGCCAACTTTTCTATCGTCCCATCAGTGCGATTTTTAGCCTTTGCCATAACGTTAATTTTGGTGGTTCAGGAAATATTTCCTTCTTGTCCAGATTCTTAATCTGCTTTATTATTTTCTTCTTTTCTAGCTCTAACTCTCTTTGGTCTTTCTTCTGTTCGCTCGTCAACCAATTCAAGTGATGTCGTTCCATCTTCCCCATCTTCAAAAGGTTTTTGTTGTTCTGTTTCAAAATCGAAATAAAGTCTCTTGAGTGTTTCAAGATCAGTTGTTTCAAAGGTTTTCTTGAGTGAATCAATTGTTTCTTTGAATAACTTTTCTTTTATCTCTTTGTCTTTGTTCAACTTGATGACTCTGATAATTTTAGTAATTGTTGCACTTACTTCCTTTTCTTCGTAGGAACAAGCGAATGAAATACCTTTCATATTCGCATCCCCTGAATCGTATGGGACAACTTTATCTTCTTCAGTAATACTTTTTGGTAACCCCCATTGCATCGGAAATTTCATATCGAAACTCAAATAGGTCTCTAACTTTCTGATAGAATGAAGATACTCTGAGAAGGGTTGTAATTCTTTATAAAAACTCATTTTACGGTAAGATAAGTGATTAAATAACTTAAGGTGATGCTTGTTAGGATCAATTCATGTTTATTCATCTTTATTGGTTTTGGTTCTCTCGAAAATACACTTGTTACCACGATAAAACCAGTTCTTAGTAATACAAGAACTGACCAACAAAAAATAAACAAGAACAATGATTCTATATTAAGCATTCTCTTCAGTTTTTTTATGATCTAAAATTTCACCTCTAAGTAATTGAAGTAATGCCTTCAATTCTTGTGCTGTTTTTCTTGCTCTTGTACCAGCGCTTTTATTTCCTTTGAAATACTTTGTGGTGTCAACAGATAGAACTTCTGTTAATTCCTTAATTTTTTCTAATGTTTCCATCTTTTAATAAAATTATAATAGTTTATTTTTTTAATAGTATAAAAAAAACATTGCCAGAGTAAACTAAAACAAGACTTTTTTTAGTTTTCAATATTTTTTTCTAAAGATTTGTATATCTCTGTAAGAATGTCCAAGTCTGACTTGGTAAATGGTTTCTTTAAATCAAATAGATCATCCAAGAACTGAGGAATTGTTTTCCTAACATTCTCATCTAATTGGTTATAATATGTGTCTTTGAAAAACTCCCAAAAATAATCTTTGTGGGTACCACCATGTTTAATCTTAATGTTTTCTTTCTTGAAGTTATCTAACAATTTCTTCCAGCACCATTCAAAATGGTTTTCTTTATCTTCTTGAGATAACTTTATCTTAGTTTCACTTTCTTCATTGCCAAGGTAGGTGTCAGCCATAATATGAAAAAGTCCCTTGAATATATCTCCATATAATTCAACTTTTTCAGGTATTATATTATTAACACTGAACCAAACAATTACTTCGTCTTGCGGTATTGGCTTCGACATCCACTTAAAAAAATTCTCCATAGAACTCATCCTATGGAGAATATAACTTAATGTTTATGAATTGTGTAGTTATTGAGTCTTTTCGTTGTAAGAGAACAACTTCTTCATTTTGTCGATTTGTTCTACTACTAACTTATGACTTTTGTCTTCAGTTGATTCAAGTTTCGCAAATAATTTGTCAGAATCTTTTTCAACTTTATTTTTGTTTGATCCAGATGTTGGTTGATCAACTCTCTTGTATGAATTTTTCTTTTCATTCGAGAACATATTCTTCTTTCTCTTAGCGTTAATCTTTTTACCTAATTCTGTTTCAACTGCGTTTGCATATTCTGAAGAGTTACCTGTTTTAGAACTACCCTCAAGTGTTTTTTCCATCCACTCTTCATTTGGTTTGATTTCATCATAATCCAAATTCTCCATACCTCCACCGTAAGCGAAGTCTTCGATATATTCTTCTACGTCTGAATCTGCTTGATATGCCTTTTTAGCCATCTTTTCAATCTGACCGTTACCAACTGGGAAACCCTTTGGATTTGGATCGTATTTTCCTTTAGACCCGTCTTTAAGATATTCATTCATTTTCTTTCCAACAGCTGCTAAATTATCATCATTCTCTTTTTTGTCTTGCTTAAGAACGTTATCAGTTACTTCAAGTCCCTTTGGAACTTTAGTTGCAATATTACCCTTAGGTTTTTGAGACGCTTGTTCTTTAACAATTTTCTCAATAAGATCTATTAATTCGGTTTCTGATAATTGAACTGATTCTTTAACAGGTAAAACCTTTCCTCCAACTTTCATAGTCTTATCACCGTCTTTTCTCGCTTGCATTAATTTCTCAGTGAATTCGTTACCTTCTTCAGTTTCTTGTTCACCCATTTCTCTACGAGTTCTAACTTTGAATGGTGATCCGAATTTTTCTTTGTACACGTCAAAAAATCTTTGACCTTCTTTTCCTGGTGCAAACCATTTTTGATTTTTACCAATTTTCTCATACATTGATGGAAAATCTTCAAATTCTTCCTCGTCGTATTCAAAGTCAAAGTCACCTTTGTGGCGTCTATCACTCTCATCGTACCATCCATGTTCATCACTAAATGAGCCAAACATTTTTCCTGGTTTGTTATCTTCTAAACCTTTACCTACATACGTAGGTTCTTGAGCCGATAATTCTTCAGCTTCTTCTTCCTCTTCTTCATCACCTTCGTAATCACCTGGTGTTGACTCATCTCCATCCTTATTGTAGAAATAAAACCATTCGTCTAACTCACCATCCTTCGGATCTTCCATTTTTTGCTCGTCTATTTCAGAATAGTCATCACCTGTGTGTGCTTTGATTTCTTCCCATGACTTATCTCTTGGATCGAATTCATCAAAGTCGATATCTAATTCACCTTCCATTGAATCATCATCGTCTTCAAATTGTTCTTTAGTTTCTTTCTTTTTACGTAAAAGTTTGAAATCTTCAGAATCTATTTTACCGTTCTTGTTCTTATCTATTTTCTTTTGACCACCATGAAGTTTTTCTGAAACTTCACTTGCCTTTTCTTCTGCGGCTTCATTTAAAACCTTTTGAATTATCTTGTCTATGTGTTGTGTAAACTTATCCATTTTACTAATTTTAATTATAAATATCTTTGATTAACCCTTTTTTGAAATATTACCTAACTCATATTGTAATATCCCTTTTATGGTGTTTTCACCTAATCCTGTTTTACTTGAGACTGTCTTAATTGCATTTTGAAGGTTTTCATTTTCCCATATCTTCAATGCATTAATATCTCCTTGGTTACAGTAAGGGAATCTTTTACATTTACCCTTAACTTGTACGAACTCCCCACCTTTGTATAAAGGTTTAGCTGCACCTCTCCAATCTTTCTTTTTTGTTGATTTGGCCCACATCGCTGGTCCTGAATATTGTCCTGATGAAGAGGCACCTGTCACTTCGTTTGCCTCAATTTTTGAAATTTCTTCACCCACCGGTATCAATCCGTCAATATCCATTTCCTGAATTCTTAATCCACTTCCATAATATGCGGTTGTTCTTCCTGAAGTCATTTGTTGTAAACTTCTTATTCTAATAATTTCACCTGTATCATAAGTCATCGCTCTATCACCTACTCTAAAAACATTTCCATCACTATTTTTTGCAACTTTTACATCCTTCTCAAATCTTGTTTTGTATTGTACTTCATTTGCCTCGACTTTCTTAGGTGTTTCTTTGTTACTATTTTTGACGAACTCACTACTCATTGAGAATGGTCCAACATATGATCCTGCAGATGAAGCACCTGTAACCTCTTTAGCCTCTATTTTAGCTAACTTGTCATAATACTTAGGATCCTCAACCAAATGGTCCATAGCAATTTCTTTTGCCTTTTGTTTGTCCTTCGTATGTTCCATCTCAACTTTCACACCTTTAATAAATTGTTTCGTCAATTTCTCGACATCAATTTTGTGTTTGTGTGCAATATCTCCCAAACTCATCTTATCGGAAAGTCCTCCTTTAAGTTTGTTTGAACCTTCTTTTGATTCTTCTTTCTTATAAAAATTCTTCATATCTATTACCCATAACTTTGGGTTGATTCCTTTTTTCAATAATCCTGCAAGTCTTGTGTTACCACCAAGAAGATCATAATCATTATCCTTAAACTTGATAACAATCGGAGCCTCGATTCTTTTATTCTTAAATGCTGCGTGGAATCTTCCTTTCTTATCTTTATCCAATTTTTCGAAGTCCAAATCAACATTACCTAAGTAATTTTTGATTTTTGAGAATGAAGTTACACTACCGTCTTTTGCTAAGTCAACCCATTCTTTTTTGGGTATTCTTTTGAATTCACGGTATCTTTTTGCTTCTTCGAACTCGTGTTCGAAATTTGGTTTAACAAACTTGATGTCCACATCCTCCTCACTCAAAGATCCTTTAAGTTTGGCCGCTCCTAACATAACATCAATATCACCTGCAGTTTGTCCAAGTGAACTGTAAGCCTTATCAAGGCTGTCTTTAAATTGTTGTGAACTACTTTTCATTATGCGTTTTTCAATCTAGGTTCCCAATAACCTCTGTTCATCCACATGAAGTGATAAAACTCTCTGAACATTTTTAAAGCGATTTCTTTAACCTCACTCTCAAGTTTTCCTCTCTTCATTTCTTTATGTATTCTATCCATAAGTTTCTCCTCAAATTGTTTCACGGTATTGTTATCCATGTAAGATCTGATTTCCTTACGAATAAGCACTTCAATCTCTTTCAGTTCTGTACTAGTTAGTGCCATTATTTTGTAATTAATAAAACTGTTAATACTGCAATTACACCTGTACCGAGAATTGATTTGAATTTACCTTTCACTTTTTCTTTCTTCAAATCCCATTCAAGTTTCTTTGAATATGATTCCATAATTTGAAACTTTTGTTTCTCAGCATCAACCATAGTGATATAGTTAGCTTCTTTAAGTCTCAATGTATAGATCACACTATCCTTTAATACAACTTTCTTTTCAGTCTCTGAAAGTTGACCTTCTGTAAGTTTAAGTTGCTCTTTCGCAGCATCTCCACTAACTATGTCTTTCATAATCTGTCTTACAACAGGAATAGGAAAGCATTTAGTATTAGTACTTGTATCTGTCTGTGAAGAAGCTATCAAGCTCACGAACAGTAAGCTTATCAACACTGTTAATTTTTTCATGGTAAATTTCTTTTACAATTGTCTTCTGACCTTTTATTTTATCGATTGAATTGTCAACCTCTTCAATTTTTCCGTTGAAGTCTTCAATCTCTTCCTCTAACTTCAAATTGTCTTCATGTAATTGTTTAACCAATACATTTAAAGAATCAATTTGTTGTCTTTGTTCTGTAGCCATCTTTACATTAGGTGTTAAAAAATACACCAAGTAGTACAGAATAAAAATACCAAAGACAACCTTAGCGATTGTCATGTAGTGTTTCTTCAAAAATTCTAAAATCTTGTTAATCATTTGTTGGGGTTTTCTTTCTTGAAGCCAATACTTTAGCCCATTTAGATTTGAACTTATCATAGTATTGTTTTAGTTTATTTACAAAGGTTAAAAAGTCTTCGTTAACTTTTACCATATCTGCATTGATATAAACACCATTGCTTTCTCCGATTGAGAATACGAAATCTAAATCGTAATCAATGATCTTTCCACTCCACTCAACGTTATTAGGATATACATTCAATTCGTTGAAGTCTACTAAGTCAGAAACTTCTTCAACAAACTCATCCATGGTTTCTTGGAATGCAATTTTGTCGTCTGTAGTAATATCTGTATCGTGTTGATCTTTTCCGTGTAACACTAAAACACCTCCACTGATTCTATAGGCTTGAGCCTTGTCTGATGGACTTTTACCTGATTCTTCGTCCTCCTCAGCTGTTTCATAGTCAACGTCATTTTGAATTCTGTTTTCAATACTCTTTGCAATATTACGTTGTCCTAATTGTTCTCCACTGTAGGCATAATCATTTGTTGCTTGTTCAACAATCATTTTTGACTTCTTAATTAAGTCTTTAATCTCATCATATCTATTTTGATGTGTATTGCTCATTTTCTATCTTTTTTTGTAGGTAACCGTAATCAAAAGCCGGACTTAGATCTGTATACATAGAATCAAAATTACTTCTACATATTACTCCTTCATATCTCTCAGCACCATCAATTTTGGTGTTGTGTCCTATGAAGTTCTTTTCTATCGAGTTTTCTTCCAAAAGGTAGTTACACAATTTAGCCGTAGTTTCGGTTTGAGATGTTGTGTAAGGCTGCCAAATAAAATAGTCTCTCCACTTCTTTTCAAAGATACCTTGTTTATAAATATTACCAATCCAATTAACGTGATACTCAGTTAGTGGTTTCTTTTCCAACCAACCTAAATTCTCCAACATTACAATAATTGAGTTTCTATTGACGTTGGCATCATACATTATATTTGAATAACAAGAATCATGCATCAGTTGTAAAACCTTACCGTTCTTGGTTATAATATAGTTAGGAATCTTATCATAATGTGTGTTATACCTAAAATTAAGGGAGGTTAAGTATTCCTCCACCTCCCTTGACGTATGACACAATATTATTTGTTTCTTTCTTTTTTGTTTTCCGACTCCTTTAAAGTTACCGTATGAAACAATATTAAGCATTTCTATTAATGTAACTCAGAACCTTTTTATCCTGAGGTTCGATTTGGATTTCTTCTTCTTTGAGTTCTTCTACAGGTTCTGCTTTGATTCCCTCTAGGTTACCAAACTTTTGTTTTTGAAGTTTGTCCAATTCTTCTTGTAGTTTTATCAACTCTTCTTCAGTTGGAGTATACTTTTCGTTTTCGATTTCTTTTTCCTTCTTACCTGCTTCGATACTTAATTCATCAATATCGACTTCGATAGGTGTTGATTCATCTTTTGGTCTGAATTTCTCTTCCTCTTCGAATTTAACCAACATGTGTAAGAACGACAGTGAAATTAATGGTAACATACCACCAGCAAACAATGCCAAAAATCTTTTATGACCCACCATGTCTCCTGATTCTACACCAAGGAAACTAACAAGTGGATCTACCATGTCAACCCAGTCTTTGAAAGACTGTCCGTTGATGTCAATAAACTGATAAGCGAAAAATATATTACCAATAAATTGAATTAGAGTTACTATACCAAATGGAAAATAAACTTTCTTTCCCATCTGTGCCGATATCGCAGCAAGTGCAGATAACGCAGCGATCTCAATACCCACAGATAGATATATCGCCCAACTTACTGGGTTTGAGATACCGTACCATGCAGTTACGTGTGAGATTGATACAATAGCAACTGTGATAATTGGAACCAAAAATGAGGTATAAATTATCGTTTTAAAGTTCCTTTGAAACCAATTCATTACTTAATTTGATTTAATTTTTTTATCTCTTCTTCAATCTCAGTCTGTCTTCTAACATCAAGAAGTTTTCTGTCGGTAGCCTGAATCATTCTCTTTTCAGCCTCCAATCCAGAGATTCTTAATTGTCTTTGAAGTTCATCTTTTGTATAAGTGGAATCCTTTATTGTTTGGATTTCTTTTTTGATTTTAGAAAGATCTCTTGAGTCTCCACAACTCTTTAGTAAACCTAATAGTGCTATAACGAACACTATCACCGTAAAATTGTTTTGAATAAATTTTTTCATATGTGTTTTATTTTATCCTTAAAATATAAAAGGTGTATCATATAAATACACCCTTTACTTAGTTTTATAGGTAATCGAATAGATCACTCGTTTCGTTCCTTAGCTTTCGTATTGCCTTCTCTTTGATTTGTCGAACCCTTTCTTTGGTCAAATTGAAGTCATTACCAATATCTTCCAACGTTCTTGTGGATCCTGATAGACCATAATAATCTTCAATAATCACTCTCTCCCTTTCATCCAAAACATCCATAATACCCATCAACTTGTCCTTCAACTTACCTTCAGTTGAGAATATCTTCTCGGGATTATCTGCGTCAGGATTTGTTAACATGTCAAGAAGGGTATCACCTTCTTCATTAACAGGACTATCCAAATCGATAGTTGTCGGAAGGTTATGGAACTTCTCAGGTAACTCAATACCGTTAGCATCCAACTCCTTTTTAGCTTTATGCAATTCTTGTACAACGTTTACTGGAAGACGGATGGTACGGGCATTCTCGTTAAGAGATTGCAAAATAGATTGTCTGATCCACCATACTCCATAAGAGATGAATCTGAGTTTCTTGGACCAGTCGAAGTTGTCAATTGCCTTCAACAGACCATAGTTACCTTCCGCAATCAAATCGGGAAGATCCAATCCTTGGTTTTGGTATTGTTTAGCCACAGTGATAACGAAACGAAGGTTACCCTCCAATAGTTCTTTTTTGATTTCGTCAATCTCAGTTTTGGTTAAGAACCCTGATAACATTCTATCAGCAAGTTCTCTCTCCCTTTCAGGAGTCATGACTTTAAGTCTTCTAACATCTTTTAAGTAAATGGAAATTTCCTCTTGATTGATGGGTGCACCCGTGTTTTTTTCTTTCATAATATTATTTTCCGTAGTTATCCAATATGTCTTTTTCATATGGCGTGATACTCTCAACACCTTTTTCTTTGATCTTATCCAAGATTTCGTCGATGGAAGGTTTCCTTATCTTAGATTTTAACTCCGTTAAAATATCATTAAGAAACTCGGCATCCTCCTCTTCGGTGTAGATTTCTCTTTCCTCAGATCCAAACATCTCTCTAGTCATATCTATTCGAAAATCTGGATTCTCTGAATCATTAATAGTATCAAAAAGGTGACCTTTAGTTGATTCATCCATACAAACTGACAAATTGTCATCTACAACTGACAAAATGAAGTAATCGAATAGACCGTAAAGAGACCCCTCAATATAAGAATAAAGTTCATCTTTGTCAACTTCGCTATCAAAACACAATAACAAGTTACCTGATTTGTGAGAAAATTTTAAGTGTGGACTATCCACAATTGGTGTGACCGCTGTTGCGATATCCTTACACATTTCTTTCGATTTGAAATCTCCATATATGGAGAGTAGGTATTTTTTCATTTTACAAATTTAATTAATAAAGTATTCTCTTCCAAGTTTTCCTGAATGTTGCTTATACCACTTTCCTTCCTTATCCAACCAAACATAAGGATCTGATGGATCTTCGGTCCAACCATACTGATTGTAGAACTCAGGTTCTTTCTTCAATAGATTGGCTCTGTGAGATGAATGAAATACTTCGTTACCAATCCACGGTGGGAGAACCATCTGATCCTGATCAACATCTTCCATAATCATGGTGTTCTTGAATCCACGAACAATCCATTCACCAATGGAACAATTAAGATACATCTTAAGTGCCGGAACATAGTCTCTCCACATTATGGTACATGGATGGTTCAACCAACCCTTATAAGGCGTGCCATCCAACTTGGGTCTACGAGTGATTGCAGATATGATCTGATAAGTCTCAACTCGTTGTTTACCCAATCTCTTATTGTCCAATACTTTAAGAGATTCTTTGAAATCACTAAACGGTAAAAAGATTTGCATTATTTTATTTTAAATTGAATTGTGATACGATTACATCCCATCCACCCTTCTAACAATACCGTTCTAAATTCCAAATGTTTTTTTGGAACGAACGCGTCAATAAATTGGATTCCTTCTATTGTTTCTATCATTCTTTCTTGAATATCAGTGAATAGCCCACTTTTGGTATGCATTTGATAGAAGTTACGTGTGAACTCATTATATCTAATTGGATCAACCAAATCAAATTGAGATTCACTTGCAACCTTGAAATATGGCTCCGAATATAATGTCCAATTAAAAACTTGGGAAATATAATATTTTTTAACTTCCCTGTACTTGAACGTGGTCGGATTATACAAATCCCATTTCTGATATCGACTTGCCCCTAATAAAACAAAATTTGTATGATCATAGTCTAAACTTATAATCTTCTCGATATTACTTCTACCTCGACCTGTCCACGCCAAACGGGGTGAAAGACTACTTCTCACCCACCCTGAGCTAGTGAATGACTTCTCAAATTGAATTCCTGTAATTGATCTACTTTGCATGGGGCAAATATATGGATTTATTTGTTATCCCACAAAAAATAATTATAATGCGAAAGATTCACCACATCCACAGGTCCTACTAGCATTAGGATTTACCCACTGAAATCCCTTTCCATTCAACCCGTCGGAATAATCTAACTCTGTGCCAAATAAATAAAGAAATGATTTCTTATCAATGACAACTTTTAATTTTTCATCTACTTGAAAAACTTCATCAGTATTTTCTATCTTATCATCAAAATCCATGAGATAGGATAATCCACTACAACCTCCCCCTTTAACACCAACACGCAAGTGATGAGAATCAGAAGATAGTTTTGACTCATCCATCAATTTTATTACGTGTTCTAATGCCTTTGGTGAAACGGAAATCATTATCTATAAATATTAAAAAACCCCACTTTATGGGTGGGGTCTATTATTATTTCTTAAGGAAACCAAGTTCGTAAACTAATGGTCTCATTCTATTTTCCAATGCTTTGTATAGTTGACGGAACTCTTTGAAATCTTCTTGAAAATATTCTTTCCACACAAGTTTAAGTTGAGCATAACCAGCATCCCATGAGTTCAAGTGGTTTTGATCATTTGCCATAACTTGACGGAGTTCAATTGACCTTTCAACAAGTTCTGTTGCTTTGTCCAATACTACCTTCGCATCAGGCGAAAGTCTATCGTATATTCTTTCTTCACCGAATAGAAGTTTGTGAACATAACGGTCTGAAGATGTTCTTGCGTCGTTATACAGTTCATCATATCCGTTTTGGTCCGCAAGTTCTTTAATCTTTTCCACAGACATCCAAAAGAATTCGTTTTTGATATCCCATTGTTGTTCACCATATTCCACTTGGCGTAAAGAAGCTTGAAAAGATTTTGAATTAAATAATGAATAAATTAAAGAATCGTTCCGAAAATTATCCCAATCATTTTTAGAAATATCAGGCCTTGTATACTCATCATACCAATTTATCCAGTCACCATCAATAAGTTTTTTTGCCGAAAAAACACTTAAACTATCTAAAAAATTATTTGAATTGATATAAATTCCTCTATTTCTATGTCCAACTCCTCCTTGAATATAAATCGATTCTCCATTTCCTCGAATAGGATTTTGTTCATATGATAGAAATCCTAAAGAATTCGACGGTCTTTTATACTTTGAATCTCGAACTGTCATTCCACATAAATTCGGAAATTCAATTAATTCACTATGCCCAAAATCACAAAAAACATCCGCTCTATCTTTGACATTTATAGGATGTAATACTTTTTCAGAAATCTTTTCAATTTCTGTTGTTTCTTTAATGACCAAAACGTCGAAATTATACATAATATTATTTTGAAACAAATATAACTATATTTATTTAAATAATGAAATTTTTATAAATGATTATTTACAAAATAGAAAATAAAAAAAACGGTAAAATATACATAGGTAAACATTGTGGACAAGGCGATGAGAGATGGAAGGCTCATTTGAAAAATGCATTAGATAAAACAAGACCTGAACATCTTTATAGAGCAATGAATCTGTACGGTGTTGAAAATTTCACATATTCAGTTTTAGAAAAACACCCTATTTCTGTTGGTGATGAATTTCTATCTGAGAGAGAAAAATTTTTTATAAAAAAATATAATTCTAGATCCGATGAAAGCGGATATAATATGACTCAAGGGGGAGAAGGAATTACTGCACAATTTTGTTCTACTAAAACAAGAAAAAAAATGAGTGATTCTGGTGATAAATTTGATTATGGTGCCTATAGTTGTAATTCAGGGAAATTAATTAAAGTGTTCAAAAAAAGAGATGAAATCGTAAAAGAATTTCCACAAATAAAACATGTAAGACATGTTAACCACGCATGTTTAGCAAATGACCCTTTTTATACAGGAAAAAAATATAGTAGTGGAGCTCATCCAGCTGGTTTAATAATGTGGATTAAATTACCAAATGATACCAATTTTCCCGAAAAAATGGAAATAATTGCAGGATGTAAGTCAAAATCGAAATCACCAAGAACAAAAAAAGAATCAGACAATTTAGAAATCGCACAATATACTTTAAGCGGAAATTTAATTAAAACTTGGCCAAATGTAATCACTCAAGTCTCGAGAGATCTCAGTACAGATTATGGTCCACTTTCAAACGCACTAAATGGTAAATCGTCATCTTTTTTAAACTTTATTTGGAGGAAATTCGAAAACGGGAAATCACCTAAAAAAATTGAGGGAATAAGAGGTAAAAAAATTGTAACTTTTACAAAAGAACAAATTACTTCACTACCAATTATTAAAAATTTAGATGCTAAAGAAGTTTCAAGATTTGATTCTGTAATAGAGGCTCTTTTAATAACAGATATGAAACCAACAGAACTTTTCGCATGTCTAAATGATGGTATCGAAGATTCTAACGGATTTTCATGGTCATGGATTTAATTTTTGTAAAATTGAAAAACTTAAACCCCAAGATTTTACATCTGCAAAATTTGCAGAATCCATTAAAAATCCTTTCTTCAACTCATACTCACTTATTTTTTTGTTTCTAAATGTTTCAAATGACTCACTAACAAAAACTGTTGGTGGTGTAAACATACAAATTTTTTCAACTCCTAACTTCATCAATCTATAAATAAATTGAATATAAAGTTGTTCCACACATCTTCCCATTTTTTCTATTTTCATCTCTTGGTTTATCAGGTTAATTGATATTCCTTTTTTATTCTCCCCCTCTCCTTTAGTTCCCGCAGTACCATAAGGTGGATTCATTAATACAATAATCTCCATACCTGTCTCGATCGCATTTCTCAATCCAACAGGAAGTTTCTCATAATCATCATTTAAGAAGTCATATTGAAACTTCACAGCTTCAGTATTATACCCCATCTGATTTGCAGTATCAATGTCAGATTGATTTAAAGTTGAAACATAAAGTTCTTTGAACTTGTGGTCACGAGTTAGGTTACCTGTACCCCAAGCCGGATCCCAAACAATATATTTCTCTTTCCAATCTTCACCATAAACAGACGCGATGTACTCATGAGCCTTATCCACCCAAATTGCCGGTGTAAAGAACTCACCTTGTTTACGACGAGTTGTATCTTCCACAATACGATCAACCACCGCAGCCAACTTATGTTTCTGTGATGGTGTATAAGATGATGAGAAGTGACCAAAAAACGATTGAAAAGCATCTCTCGATACAATTGAAACCTCACCAAAGGATTTGGTTACAACGGTCTTTCTTTTACTTACAGGGTGAAGATAGTTATCATCTTTATTAACCAGGATCTGAACAAATAGATTTGCTCTCTCGTTCGTATTAAGTTTGTTTTTTGTAAGAACCTTTTCATCAAAGTAACGGAAAACCTCAGTGATGTTCTTATCTGTAACCAAAACCTTACGTTGTACGTTGTCAGTTAACTCTTTAACTTTTTCAATACAATCAAGAAAGTGTTTTGAATCATAAACAAATGGTTTGATCTCCTCATCTTTCATAAGAGCAAGAATCAAATCACCAATTGTGTGTGCTTGAGACGGTGCAATAGACCAGTTAAGATCCATTTCAAGATACTTCAGAATATCATTTACGTGAATTGTTAAACATTCGTTTCTATCACCAATAAAAATGGTAGATGGAGGAATAATACCTTTATCATAAAACTTTTTAATATAGAATACTGATTGAGCAAGAACCTTCACAAGATCAGACTTACTTGTAAGATTCATATCATCTTTGAACTCCATAAGAGTTCTGATTTTTGAAGTCTTAGACACACCAAAACCATCACATCCAAAAGGAGATGTGATCTCCATGTCTTTGAATTTCTTAAGGAAGTTGTGTCGATAGGTATTTTCAACGTCTTTCTCGTTGATTGATATGTTTAGTGTTTCGTGCATCATAAAGCAAATATACGGTAAATAATTAAAAATCCCCTTTTTTAGGGGATTTATTTTTTAATTTTGAGATGCGATTTCGTTGTAAACAAATGATCTACAACTATGGAACTTCGTGTTCATCACTTTCCATATGTTCCAGTCAACCATCTTAGGGAACGCACCATGCATATCACCTACTGTTAATACCTCTAAGATACCCTTATCAATACTATTCCATTTACCACCCTTAGTGGTTAGGACTGGAAACCAATATGGTTTATCACCAATCATCTTCTCTACCTCCACATAGGTAGTGTGTTTAGATAAGTAATAAGGTAATCCAACCAAAGAACATTCTACCTCATGTATCATAGGGAATCCTGCTCTTGCTTTACCAATCATTCTGAATTTATAATCAGTACCTAAACTCAAATGGTTACATACTGATATTCTATTACCATTGATACGGATAGAACCGTAGAATACGTCTCCTGATAATACTGAATCTGTGTTTACTTCAATTACTGATGGTGTGTTGGTAGTGGTAGTCATATATTTTGTGTTTTGTGAATACAAAGATATGCAGTCCTAACTAATCTACCAAATAAAAGTTATCCACATTCGTAGACCAAGGTACAGTTGTTTCTGACCCACTCCTCGGAGAACCCGATATGTTTGGAACTTTCAGACATTCTACCGATCTTCTCACGAGCCTCGGTCAATACCACAGGAGTCTCCCCCCTCCATATTTTCCTACAATTTAACCCGTTTTCCTTGTTAAAGGATGCAAAGTAGAAGGCGTTGTTTTCTC